ATGTCCGGACATCCCATCCTGCCCGCTGAACAAATCACGCTGCCGCTGTTGCCGCTGCGCGATGTGGTGGTATTCCCCCACATGGTGATTCCGCTGTTCGTGGGCCGCCCGAAATCGATCAAGGCCCTCGAGGCCGCCATGGAAGCCGGTCGACAGATCATGCTGGTCGCGCAGAAGGCCGCCGGCAAGGACGAGCCCAAGCCCGACGACATGTTCGAAGTGGGCTGTGTCTCCAGCATCCTGCAGATGCTCAAGCTCCCCGACGGTACCGTGAAGGTGCTGGTCGAAGGCATCCAGCGGGCGAACACCCACGGTATTTCCGACAACGGCGAGCACTTTGTCGCCGACGTGACGCCGGTGCCGCCCGAAGCCGATGCCAAGCCGGAGATCGAGGCGCTGCGGCGCGCAGTCACCCAGCAGTTCGACCAGTACGTCAAGCTCAACAAGAAGATTCCGCCGGAAATCCTCACGTCCATCGCCGGCATCGACGACGCCGGCCGGCTCGCCGACACGATCGCAGCGCACCTGCCGCTCAAGCTGGAGAACAAGCAGTCGGTGCTCGACCTGTTCGCGGTCGACAAGCGGCTCGAGAAACTGCTCGAGCAGCTCGAGCATGAAGTCGACATCCTCCAGGTCGAAAAGCGCATCCGCGGGCGCGTGAAGCGCCAGATGGAAAAGAGCCAGCGCGAGTACTACCTGAACGAGCAGGTGAAGGCGATCCAGAAGGAACTCGGTGACGGCGAAGAAGGCGCCGACATGGAGGAGCTCGAAAAGAAGATCATCGCTGCCAAGATGCCCAAGGAGGCGCGCAAGAAGGTCGACGCCGAGCTGAAGAAGCTCAAGCTGATGTCGCCGATGTCGGCCGAGGCGACAGTGGTGCGCAACTACATCGATACGTTGGTCAATCTGCCCTGGAGCAAGAAGACCAAGATCAAGCATGACCTGCTGCACGCCGAAGAAGTGCTCAACGAAGACCACTATGGCCTGGAAAAGGTCAAGGACCGCATCCTCGAGTACCTCGCGGTGCAGCAGCGCGTCGAGAAGGTGAAGGCGCCCATCCTGTGTCTGGTCGGGCCGCCTGGCGTGGGCAAGACCTCGCTCGGACAGTCGGTGGCGCGTGCCACCGGGCGCAAGTTCGTCCGCATGGCCCTGGGCGGCGTGCGCGACGAAGCCGAGATTCGCGGCCACCGCCGCACCTACATCGGCTCGATGCCCGGCAAGGTGCTGCAGAGCCTGTCAAAGGTGGGCACGCGCAATCCGCTGTTCCTGCTCGACGAGATCGACAAGCTCGGCATGGATTTCCGCGGCGATCCATCGTCGGCGCTGCTCGAAGTGCTGGACCCGGAGCAGAACCACACTTTCAGCGACCACTATGTCGAGGTCGACTTCGACCTGTCCGACACCATGTTCATCGCGACCTCGAATTCGATGAACATTCCACCGGCGCTGCTCGACCGGATGGAGGTGATTCGCCTGGCCGGCTACACCGAAGACGAAAAGCTGAACATTGCCCAGCGCTACCTGTGCCCCAAGCAGGCGAAGAACAACGGCCTGAAGGACGAGGAGATGGAAATCGCCGAGTCCGCGCTGCGCGGCATCATCCGCTACTACACGCGCGAAGCCGGCGTGCGCTCGCTGGAGCGCGAGATTTCCAAGATTTGCCGCAAGGTGGTCAAGGGCATCCAGCTCAGGAAATACGAAGGCAAGGTGGTCGTCACCGACGAAAACCTGAACGACTTTCTCGGCGTGCGCCGCTACGACTACGGCCAGGCCGAAAAGAAGAACCAGGTTGGCCAGGTGGTCGGGCTCGCCTGGACGGAAGTCGGCGGTGACCTGCTGACCATCGAGGCAGCAGTGATGCCTGGCAAGGGCAACATCCTTCGCACCGGTTCGCTGGGCGACGTGATGAAGGAGTCGGTCGAGGCGGCCCGCTCGGTGGTGCGCTCACGTGCCGGCCGGCTGGGCATCAAGGACGAAGCCTTCGAGAAGCGTGACATCCACATCCACGTGCCCGATGGCGCAACGCCCAAGGACGGCCCCAGCGCGGGCATCGCGATGACCACCGCTTTCGTGTCGGCGCTCACGGGCATTCCCGTTCGGGCCGACGTGGCGATGACCGGCGAAATCACCTTGCGCGGAGAGGTCACCGGCATCGGCGGCCTGAAGGAAAAACTGCTGGCCGCGCACCGGGGCGGCATCAAGACGGTCATGATTCCCGAAGAAAACGTGAAAGACCTTCAGGACATTCCCGAGAACGTCAAGAATCACCTGGAAATCATTCCGGTGAAGTGGATCGATCGCGTGCTGGAAGTCGCGCTGGAAAGAGCGCCGCAACCTCTGCTCGAAGAGGAGCCGGCGAAGGCAGATGCCAAGCCTGAAGCCGCCGTGGCACCGGCGGTCGTCGACACCATGAAGCATTGATGGATCTTCTGCCGAGAAATTGAAGGCGGCCGGTTGCAACCGGCCTTTTTCTCTGCATATAATGTTCGTCTTGGTGCCAAGCAGTTCAGGCATTGAAATGCTCCGGATCAAACCGGAGCGTGAACACAGTGAGGCCATAAAAAAGTCACGCGGGAGTAGCTCAGTTGGTAGAGCGCAACCTTGCCAAGGTTGAGGTCGCGAGTTCGAGCCTCGTCTCCCGCTCCAGGCCCTGAAGGGAAGCCATCCGGCTTCCCTTTTTCATGTGTTGCGGCCGGCTTCATGGCACACGCCGACGGCGAAGCCTGACGCAAATGCCGCGCACGAACGGCTTTTGTCCGTTGTGTGAGAATGCGGCCCGGAACAACGGCGCGGTAGCAAAGCGGTTATGCACCGGATTGCAAATCCGTGTAGGTCGGTTCGACTCCGGCCCGCGCCTCCAGTCTTGACGGCCCGGTAAGCATCGACGCTTGCCGGGCTTTCTTTTTTCCACGCCCCGCCTGCGCTGGGCAGGCGGTTTGACCAGAAGCATCCGCGCTTGTATCGCGAGCGCATTCGCTGCATGCCGCCTTGGAACCACCAGGCCGTGGTTGTGTTGGCGTTTTGGGGTGCTGCGGCGGCATGCGGCTCTGGAGGCGTCGCGCTGGTCGCCTTCGCCGCGGCGCTGCTGCCGATCTCGCAAGTCGCGTGGAAGCGATTGAGGCACACCTCGCACGCGCCTGCCCATGTGGTCGAGATGCTGTCCACCTCGGCGCTGATTCCCTTCCTGTCGGCGTATCGGCGCCTGCGCGGCGCATGGCGATTTCGCGTGCTGTTCCTGTGAACCAGTGACCCTGCCACAGCGGGGTGCTCGCATACACTGCGCGCGGGCCCCGGTGGCGAAACTGGTAGACGCATCGGACTTAAAATCCGCGGCTCGCCGAGAGGCGGCGTACCGGTTCGAGTCCGGTCCGGGGCACCACGATTGTAGCGCCTTGAAGCCTCCGCAACGCTGCTTTTCATAGGTAAATCGGGCCTTCCAGGCACCCCCGCCAGCCTATCCGAAAACACCTGAATGCGGCCCGGTGTAGCCTTCTGCGTACTCACCAGTTCCTCACGCCATTACTCACGCTGGCTACAATCGGCGCATGGCCTACGTCAGCAAGATTCCAAGCGGCAAGTGGCGCGCTGAGGTCGCAAGGAACGGCGTGCGTCGATCCGCCTCGTTTCTCACGAAGGCCGAGGCGACGAATTGGGCCACGCGGGAAGAGGCTGCGCTGCTGGCCGTGAAACGGGGCGCATTCCCGCGCAAAACGCTCGCACAGGCGATGGATCGCTATGCCGAAGGGGTGAGTAGCCAAAAGCGCGGCGCGCGCTCTGAGGGGCTCAGATTCGAGGCGTTCAAGCGCGACTTCCCGAACATCGCCAGCAAGGTCATCAGCGAGATTGAAACGCCCGACATGGTGAAGTGGCGTGATGCCCGGCTGAAGAAGGTTTCCCCCGGCTCGGTGCAGCGGGACATCAACCTCTTCAGCAATCTTTTCAGCATCGCCCGCGACGAATGGAAGTGGTGCGCGAAGTCGCCATTCGTCGGCATGCGACGGCCCGGCGACAACCCGGCACGTACCCGGCGAGTGAAGCCCGGCGAGGTCAAGCGCTTGGTGCGCTGGCTCGGCTACCGGACCGGCCGGGTGAAGTCGAAACAGCAGGAGGTGGCGCTCGCGTTCTTGCTCGGGCTGCGCACAGGCATGCGGGCCGGGGAAATCCTCTCCCTGTCGCCCGCCAACGTGGACGCGAATCGCCGGGTCGCGGTGGTGCAGCACAAGACGCAGCACATCACCGGCCGTCCTCGAGAAGTTCCGTTGTCCCGGCAGGCTCTGCGGCTGCTGCGCAATCACAAAGGGTTCACGATCACAAGCGCGTCGCTCGACACGCTGTTTCGCAAAGCGCGGGATGCGCTGCTGCTGAAAGACCTTCACTTCCACGACTCGCGCGCGGAAGCGCTCACGCGGCTGTCGAAGAAGGTCGACGTTCTCACCTTGTCGCGCATCTCCGGGCACAAGGATTTGAACGTGTTGCTTCACTCATACTACCGAGAATCAGCCTCGGACATTGCGGCGCGCTTGGACTGACCGCCGCGCATCCACGTCACCACGTCGGACTCCTTCCACTTCCTGAGCCGGCGACTTTGGTTCAGGGCAGGGCGGGGGAAGTCCTCGCGCTTGGTCAGGCGGTTGGTGACGTGCTGGCGCGTGCAGCCGAGCATCTCGGCAATCTGGCCGGTGTCGATCAGTGCTGTCATTTCGGTTCCTTCGATTCTGCGGTCAGCATCCCACCCCCTCCCGGCTCACCACTTCCCGCCTCCCTGAGCCTGCTCGGGCTGCGCTGTGGGCTGCGGGGCGGGTTCGGTATGCGCGGCGAGAGCACGCAGGCCGTCGATGATCGTCATGAGTTCATCGACGTATTCCTCCTGCGCCTGAGCGCGCTGGCCGTGCCCGAACTCGACCGCGCCGGTGTCGGGATCGGTGAGGCCGTGTTCGCGCACGAAGTCATCGAGGCGCTGCTGCACCCACTGCGCCGCAAGCTCGATGCCGCGGCCTTCCGGTTGCGCCACTTCAGGCCGGGCGGCGCACGGTCCTTCGTGGCTCTTTTGACGCGAGCACAGCCACCCCGACGGCGGGCGATCACACGCCCCCTGCACAGGCTCTGCCTGTGGTGCGCCCGCATACAGCGTATGCACACCATTGGCGAGTTGTTCCGCGCCTGGGAGCCACTCCACGACTACGGTGGCAAGGCCGAACTTTGCGCCCCCGCCACGTTTGACGCGAACAACGCCGGCCGGTGCTGCCTGTGGTGCGCGAGCGGCGAGTGCTGCTACCACGGCGTCGGCAATCTCGTCGATGTTGCGGCTGTCGAACGGGTCGAGGGTTACGGAATTGTTCTCAGACCACTCCACGAGTTTGTCGGCAATGGCCTGGCCGATGCTGTCGCGCAGCGCCTCCTGCTCATCGATCGCGGCCGGTGCTGGTGGGGCGGCGAAGCCATCTCGATAAGGGCGAAAGCCGAAGTCCCTAGCGATGGCATCGCATGTCTCCTGAATCGTCTCGGCGAACCAGCCACCGCAGCCGCTGCGTCTCTCCAGTTCATCAACCTTATTCATGATGATATGCAGACGGAGGCGCAGTCGGTCTACCTGCTCTTGCGACCCGTTCATCCACGCTCTCCTGCTGGTGGGGTGGCGGCGAGCACTTCGGCTTCGATGGCGCGGGCGAAGTCATGCACTCGCGTTGCATAGATGCCTCCCATCACGTTGCGCATGCCATCGTTTGCGATTCCGTCGATCTGCTCATCCGTCAGCGGCTGCGTCACCCCCGCTGCGGGGGATGCTGCGCGGCGGTTCCAGGTTTCGGCAAGCAGAGGCTTGGGGTCGTCGCCGCATGCGAAGCGAAGCCCGGTACTCAGTCCGCACATGCTGCACTCGATGAAGTGCCCGCCGCAGTTTTCGTGCGTCGGCTCCTCGATGTGCATGAAGTTCGCATCTCCGCCGCAGCACGGGCAAGCTGCCAGCGCATCGCGCTCTTGTGTGTCAGCCATGAGAGGCCCCAATCTTCGCGAACCAATTGCGATCGAAATCGGACATCGCAGCGGCGGGTGAATCGCCAAAGCCCACCACGCCTGCTTGCAGGTTCTCGCCGTACAGGGCGCACCACTGATTGCCGTCTATCGCGATCGATGGCCGGTAGACCGCACTCGGGCGAGCGTGCTCAGCAAACTGCTGCTCGATGCCCTGCATCAGCCCCGGGATCGCATAGCTCATATCCATGCACTGACGGACAGCATCGCCTACAGCAGCGCTCACGTCGCACCCAGACATGCAGCTACGCACTGCGTCATAGACCGCTTGATAGTTATCAGCCATGAGAGGCTCCTTTGTTGATGGCGGCGTCAATAGCGGCGTCCACGAGCGCGGCGCGCAGTCCGAACGGGCGCCATGTCGCATCGCCCACGTCACGAAGCCATCGATACCGCCGCGCATCTGCCTCTGCTGCTGATGCGCGAGACTCGGCAGCAGTGAGGGCGGATTGGGCGGCGAGATGGCAGGCGTTCCAGCCGTCGCGATAGTCAGGATTGACGTGCGACGCCTGAGGGTGGAACGGTGCAAACTCGTCGGCCGTGGCGGCTCTCTCGCTATTGGGGGTGGGGGAGGTCATCGGAAATCCTTTTGTTCATCCGGTCGGGCGGGGTGGCTAGGCGTTCTCAGTGACTGGCCGGGCTACTTGACCGTCAGCCGATCGCGCCTCACCAGCTTTGCGCCGGGAACGTCGAAGCCGTCGCCGATGGCTTTCTTGATCAGTGTCTTGTCCGGCTCGTGCTTGGCGGGAATCTCGCGCAGGTAGTCGGCCGGCAACTGCGCGGCGTCGAAAACCTCCACCGATTCATCCCGCTCGGGATAGCGCTTCGCCGTGAAGATGCCGCGCTCGTCCTTGATCTCTGTGAGCCCGCAGGCGGCCATGTGGCTACACAGGTAGCCCTTGAGCCATTCGGAGCGCCTGCGGGCCGCTTTGGCGCGATCCATGACCTCTTTCGCGTAGCCTTCCAGCATCCCGGCGTGCCGATCCGTTTCGACCATGTACGCAGCAACGGCCGTTGCCTTTGTGGCGACGATGGCGCGGGCCTGCTCGAAACCCTCCGGTAGCTCGCCAGTTTCCGGGTCGATCAGGTCGAGAAGCTCGCGCACCTGTTCGGTGGCGGCGTGAAGAGTGATGTCCATCAAGCAATCTCCATCTCTTGAGAGGCGGCGTGCGCCTCGCGGTGGTGTTTGTTGCACAGCCAAACCACGTCAAGTGGGCGGCTGTAATCTGGGTGGTGCCCCTCTGGCTCACCTGCGCAACCAGGCACGGCGCAAACCGGCCATGGGATCACCTTCCCGTCACGGATTGCATTCGAGAGCCTGTTGCGGGCCTTGGCCCGCTCCGGGAACTTCGCCCGCTGCACCTTGAGTGCGCGAGCGTGCGCAATGCGGCCTTCGGGGGTCTTCGCGTATTCTTTTCTGGCTGCGATCCGGTGTGGCATCGACCCGCGCAACTTGTCGTAGGCGCGCACGCGCTCGAGGTTTTCTTTGCGGTGCGCCGTGACGGATGCCTTCACGCAGTCCTTGCAGCGCGTCTTGTTCGACGTGTAGAACTCCGACGCAACCTTCTCGATATGGCAGCGTTTGCAGTGCATGGTCAGAAGGGAATTTCAGAGTCGAGTTCGTCCCACTCCGTAGGCGGCTGGCTCGCGTCGCCGGATTGGGCCGTCGCGGTGCGCTTCTGCTCTGCCGCCTTCGGCTTCTCAACGGCGGCGGGCGACGCCCATTCAAGGCACGCCTTGATTTTGTCTTTGAGCCAGTCGGGGAACGTATCGAACATCTGCATGTCCGGCGCGTCCACGTCGAACATTTCATTGATGTGGACCGGCGAGAACTTCGCGTTCTTCAACGCGGCCGGCCACCGGGCGACGCTGGCGACGTTGGTGTACGTCTTCTCGCCCTTCACGTCATGCTTGACCGTGACCATGCAATAAACGCCCAGCAACTGGCCGATGTTGAAGCCCTTGAGTTCATCGTCGCTGAACGCCTTGCCGCGCCAGCTTTCAAGGTCGGCCCGCAGATTGGCCTTCTTGCTCAGGCTCAGGGTGTACTGCTTCGATACCGTCAGTGGTCGGCCGTCGTCGGTCTTCAACGGCGTTCCGTCTTCGGCCTCGCCATCCAGTTCCCAGCCGATCAGCACCTTGTGCATCAGCTTCGGCTCGCCCTGGAACTCCACGTCTTGCGTGCCCAGGTCGATGACCCGATAGCAGCGCGCGGTGTGGTTTCCTTCGGGTACGGGCTTGAATTCCTTGTTCGAGCCAGTTGCGGTCAATCCCATGTCAATCTCCTGCCACAGTCGAAGGGTCGCGGCGCACCCGATGATCAGAACGGCGTTTCGACGTGCTCGCGGCGCTGCTGCTGGCGGCGCATGCGGCGGTACTTGTTGAGCCCGGCTGAGATGCCGGCTCGGAGGGCGCGAAGGATGTTCATGCGGCCTCCGCAGGTTCGTAGCCGATGGCCTGCAGCTTGGAAATGCGCTCGTTGATCGCGCGCACCTTGGCCTGGAAGGCGGCCGTCACGCTGGCCTTTTCCTTCTCCAGCGCCTTGAGTTCTTCGCTTTCCGGCGACCACCCAGGCGGCAGCTCGAATGTGATTTCGTGTGCGCAAACGGGCGTGTACCCGCCGATGTCTGACGGTAGGCCGCGAAAGAATGAGAACGACAGATCCTTGCTGTACTGCATGCTCGACGCATCGAAATAGATCGCGCCTTTGATCGTGACTGTTGCCATGTGTCTCTCCTTGTGTTGAATCAGTGGGGCCAGAGCAGTGCAATCGCGCCCAGCACCGCAACGAGCGCAATCGAAATCAGCGCGGGCCAGAACACTTGCGAAACCCACTCGCCAGTCGTCGGCTCTGCAAGCTGGCAGGCATCAGGGGTAGGGCAGGGGTTGCGGCCACAATTGCAAGGGCCACCGTTGCAGGCGGGAAGAGTCATGGCTTTTGCTCATCCGGCCCGGTTGCTTCGGGGCGAGGCATGCGGCCAGAGGCCGGGCCAAGAATCCCCCGCCAACGGAAGCCGCGACCTTGGGCGATGTGCGGCTGGTAGACAGATGTGGCCGGCCCCTTTTCGAAGTAGTGCCACTTGCCGTTGCGCCAGAAGACTGTGTCGCGACGGATGGCATCACCACTTTGCAATAGTTCGCGCTGATACATCCCGTCGCGCACAGGCCGAACGCTGCCCGGAAACCACGGCGTGACTTTGGGCTTCGCGCTCATACCATCCCCCTCGCAACAACAGCCACCACCAGCAGCGCCCCGAGCAGCGCCACTAGGCCCCACAGGATCGCCGTGACGGCACTGGCGGGCTTGCCCTTGTCGCTATACCGCTCCACTGCGTATGCACGTTCTGCGGGGCTCTGTCCGGTGCGGGGGGTGTCAAGCCATTCGCGCGGCGCGGTGCCGGCGAGGAAGGGGGTGCGTGTCATGCGAAACCTCCGAGATAGATCGCGAGAAGCAGCAGCGCCAGAGCGCAGGCGGTTACGGTGTCGTCACGAGTCCAGTTCATGGACGCTCCCTTCGGAGTTGGTCGAGCACGTCTTGGGGCCATGGCGGGAGCACGGTTTGTTCATCAGGCCGGGCTGCTTCGGCCAGTGGCGCGCCGCCAGAGGCGGGGGTGGGCTTCATGAAGACGAGCCAGTGCGTGAGGCCCTTGCGGCCGGACAGGTGCCCGAACAGCGGGGCTATCGGCGTCAAGGCCAAAACCTCGGCCACTTTGACCTGCGTTTCGTTCCACTTGAAGACCATCACGCCATCGGCGGACAGCACGCGGAAGCACTCGGCAAAGCCACGTCGCAAGTCCTCGCGCCAGTCGTTGCCCAACTTCCCGTACTTCGCGGCCAGCCAACTCTTCGGGCCAGCGCGGACCAAGTGCGGCGGATCGAATGCCACCAACTTGAATGAGCCATCGGCGTATGGCAGCGCCCGGAAGTCGATCAGCACGTCCGGCTCAATGCGCAAGGTACGCGTGCCGGCGCTGTTGCCGTGTGAGCGGTCGGTGACGGTGATCGTCTCGCTGCGCAAATCGCCGAATACAACATCGGGGTTCTTGCGGTCGCGCCACATCATGCGACTGCCGCAGCAGGGGTCGAGGACGGCCCGCTCAGTGCGCTCGCCTTGAATAGACAGCCCGGCCGGATGAACATGCGCGTTCATGCCAGAGCCCCTTGATGTTCCGGACGTGGGTTGGAATGAGGCATGAACTCCGTGTCGTCGCCGTCAACCCACCCCTGTTCGGCGTCGGCCAGGCACTCGGGGTGCCAGTGGTGGTTCTGGAACGTGCCGTCATAGATGCTTTCCTCGGCGATGTAGCGCTCGCCAACACCGATCGGCTCGCCGCACCAGATGCAGCGATGCACCTTGGCCGCGCGGCGCTCAGTTTTCGAGAAGCAGTGGTATGTCATGCCAGAGCCCTCTCTTCATCAAACCCCTGCATCGCAGAGTCAGCAAAAGGCACGCAATAGCTCGACACGTCAGCCTCCCTCACGCTGTACGTGCAGCCGGGACGTTGGCCCGCAATCCGCAGCGCATGGGCCTGGCTCTCTGCTTCGATTTCCAGTCGTGAGGTTTCGAGCAGCGAGCGAACGGGCGGGGTGACGGTGACGATGTAGGTTTTCATGCGGCATCTCCGTGGGCTGCAGAGCGGTCTCGCAGGCACTTGATCGTGTCTGTGACGAACCCGCTATCTGCGGGATAACCAAACCACTCGCAGGCGAAGACAACGCCCACCTTGCGAATGGCGTTCTCGAACTCATCGGCGCCAGTCCGCTCAATCGCTGCAGGGATTTCGCGAGGGCCACCGTATGGGATGGTTTTCATGTTGTCCTCCAGAGGTAGGAAAGGAGCAGCCAGAAGTCGATGGCAAGCAGTGCGATGGCGACGATGCAAAAGCGGTCGGTCATGGCGCTTCCCTCGCTTTGAGCATGGCGTCGGCCATCCAGTAGGCTTCCAGTGCAACGCCATCGCGCCAACCTTCCGGACAGCCCTGGGCCTCGAACTCGCGACAAGCCTCCACGTAGCAGGTCGGCATCACCTTCGCCGCGAAGTAGTCGCGCATCGACAGCCCGCAGAACTGATGCTCAGCCGCGCTGCCACGGATCGGGAAAGCCGGCTCGTTGTTGTCCGCGCTCATGCTTCCTCCGGGAAGAATTCGTTCAGCAGCCCACGGGCCTCGACTGCATACGCATCGCCGTTGCCGCCACGCTCGTTCGCTTCCTGAGCGCACTGCAGCTTGAGAATGGCGGTGGAGATTGCCTCGCGCCTGTCGTCTTCTTCGGTGGGCTCAGGAGTACGAGGGTCCATGGGGTGGCCCGTGTACTCGCCGTCTTCGTTGATGCGGGAGAGGTTCATGAAGTGCTCCCGGTGGCCTTGGTGACGGTGACGGACCACTTTTGATCGCCGGCCCCAATGTCGAACGAGCCACCGTGGTATTCCGCCTTCTCGATCACCGCTCGAAGCACGTCGCTCGTGACATCCTTCTTTGTGCCGACGAAGGCGTTTCCTTCCTTGTTGATGCGGCCTTGATAGATGCGGCCGGTCAAAGGAGACGTGTGGATTTGCGCGCTCATACCGCCCCCTCGAACGCACCCAGCGCATCGTCAGGATCAGTCGCCCCGGGGTCCGGGTCTTCTTCAATTGGCTCAGGATCAACAGTGGCGCGGGCAATGATTGCCGGGGCGGCGAACAGGCCGCGCAGGGCTTCGGCCATCACGGGGTTGAGGTTGCTGAGGTCGATGGCCATGGTCAGGCCCTCGCATCAATCATTCGGAGCACGAGTTGCAGGGCGCTTGTCTGTAGCGATTCGGTTGTTGGCTTGAGCGCGGCCCCGGCAGCGTCCCTGGCAGCGTCCCAGGCAGCGTCCCAGGCAGCGTCCCAGGCAGCGGCCCAGGCAGCGGCCCAGGCAGCGGCCCCGGCAGCGGCCCAGGCAGCGGCCCCGGCAGCGGCCCAGGCAGCGGCCCCGGCAGCGGCCCTGGCAGCGGCCCAGGCAGCGGCCCCGGCAGCGTCCCTGGCAGCGTCCCAGGCAGCGTCCCAGGCAGCGTCCCAGGCAGCGGCCCTGGCAGCGGCCCCGGCAGCGTCCGCATCCCGCCGAACGGCATTGAGCGCTGGCATCAGCGATGGGCACTGCGCGAAGTCGACGATTTCTGGCAGCGCTTCGAGAGACGCCGCCTGCCCATTGAGTCCAGCGAGGCGCAGCCATGCAGGCGTGTGCACGCGGATCAGCCAGTCTGCGGCCATCGTGGCGCGACGGTTCTCGACTTGCGGCGTGGAGCGCGTGCCGACAAGCTGCGGGATCAGCGGCGTGAGCAGGCGCGTGCGTCCGGCGTCGTCCAGCGAGTCATTCCACGACCGCAGGAACGCCGCGATCACAGGCGACGCGCACTCCGGCGAATCGCTCCAAGACTCGCCGGCCACGTAGCTCACCGCCTCCATCACGCACATGCCCTCGCTGATCGAGTCGTGAGCGCCGCACTTGAGCTGCTCGTTCATGACCACGGCCAACCGGCCCTCGTCGATTGCCGCTGTCTTGCTGTCTGCCATCGCTGCTCTCCTGTCGGGTTCGTGGCCGGTGTTCATTCGTCGGACTCCTTCGTGAATTTCTGTTCCAGCGACTCCACCGAGCCGATGACCTTCTCGACCGTCGCCGTGAACTTCAAGCCCTCGGGCCGGGCGACGTTCAGCGCTTCGACAAGCTCTCGCTTTGCCGCTGTGATGTGCCGAAGCGCGCGGCGGTAGTGCTCTCGCTTTGCGGTCCTCTGCTTCATCACGTCGCCTTGTGTTCGGATGAATAGGAATATAGCCTCGGGCTACCTATCACGCAAGACGAAACTTAGCCATTGGACAACTTTATTTCGCACTTGTGCGGTTATCGCTCTTGAGCGGTGCTGGACATGCGTACAGCACTGGATGTAAAATCAGCGCGCCATTGGCGAAATCTCTGGCACACTCAGCACGAGCCCTCAGGCTCTATGCCGTTTCCCCGCAAGGGGCCGTGATTTCGCCACGGACGGCATAGGCCCTGAGGGCTTCTCCGTTCAGTGGCCGCGCTCCTGGCGTCACGAAGCGGGCGAACTGTCCCGGCGAGGAAGAAAAGCGGTAGCGGTAAGGGGCCGAAGTCGGGCCGCCCGGTGCAAATCCGTAAGAATCCGTTGGGCTGGCCTCTTCAGCAACGCCCGGGGATCACGCGCTGCGTGACATTGCTGATCCGCTTCTGCGGGGTGATTTCCTCCCGAACCTGCTTCCCAGCGGGTAGGGGAGGCCTTTGGGTGATATTCCCCTGCGCCTCGGTATGCCGGGTGGCCCGAGTGGCCCTCAGTGGGGCGGCGATTTCCGGCCTGGCCGGTCCTCCGAAGGGGGCATCCCATTGGCGGTGGCGGCTGCGTTCAGTTCCGCCAGTTCCTCCGCCATGCCCATCAGCTTCTCGCGCTGGCCCTTTGTCAGCATCCTGTAGCTGTCCACGAGTTGCGCTTCGTCGTGGGTTTGCGCTGGCCCATGATCCGTGTCCATCCATCCATACGGCTTTTCCATCCCGACTTCCAACTTTCTCGCTGTGTCGTCCCCCATCGTACGCCGCTTGCCCCCGCTGTGATCGCGGATATTCCGAAGCTGACTGATGTATGGAGCTTTGACGCCTGTTAAGACCGCGAGTTTGGAAGCTGCCCCTCGACCACTGCCGCACTCGTCCAATAGCAGGCGCAGATTAGCAAGCCGAATTTCCTGAACACTCTTCATGAATGGGAGGTTACCGGGCGTCGTAACGAGGTCGGTAGCCCCAAGCAAAGGAATGTGTTGCGCTAAAAGTAGCCCTGGGCTCATAATTGCGCATGGACCACTTGAAAGCCTACATACGGGGCGAGCGCGGCCGGGCCGGCAGACTTGCTGAGGCCCTCGGTGTCGAGCCGGTCATGGTCTCGCAATGGGCGTCCGAAACGAAGCCGAAGCGGATCGCAGAGGGCCATTGCCCGGCCATCGAGCAGTTGACCGGCATCCCATGCGAGGAACTGCGCCCCGACATCCGGTGGCATCGCGTCCGCGCGAAGGGATGGCCGAACGGCAAGCCGCTGATCGACAAGACCCCCGAGCCCACCACACACGAGGCCTGAGCGATGCCTCACCGCCCCCTCTCCCACGCGGCCACGGCTGCATCCACCACCACAGGAGATTGATTCATGGAACGCAAATACAACACCACGTCGGAGGCGGCGATTCGCGCCCTTTTTGGCAAAGGCATCGGCTTCGTCGATGTCGCCAAACAGCTTGGGGTGAGCATCCATCAGCTTCGGGCGGCGGCGAGTCTCCTGGGCATCAGGGCCCGTCCCGAGACGGATCACGGCGCCGAGCGGAAGAGGAAGGCCAGCATCTACCTCGGCGGCATCGCCCGTGGCGAGACCATGGAAGAAATTGCTGCGCATTTCGGCGTCACCCGCCAGACCGTTTGCAACACGCTGAAAGCCGAGGGGCTCCCCACTTCGGCGCGCGCATACCTCAAGAGCACGGCCAAGCTGGCGAACCCGACCACTGATCGCGTCGCCCGCACCAACGGCGTTGACATCGACGCGGTGCATCTGGCCTGACCCATGCGCGCTCATCGCCCCCTCTCCCTGCGCCAGTCAGCCAACGCGGCCTCCAGCTCCCCGAGCTGCAGCCGTATGACTGCCTGCAGCGAGCGGATCAGCGCATCGCGTGCCCATTCCGAATCAGTCTCCTCCCTGCCTGCATCCGCAGGCTTCGCGTCCCCCGCTGGCAGTGCTGGCGGGGGCGCTTTCTTGATGGAGTCGCGTTCGTTTGGCATGACCGGCATCGTCAATTTTTTTGCCCAAAAGAACGAGTCATGCCGACTCATAAGAAATGAAACGACATGAGCACACAGCACGAATTGAGCATGCGCCCGCCCATGCAGAGCATCGACCCGGCGCTCATCTACAAGCAGCCGACACTGACCAAGGCGCTACACCTTTGCCAGACCTTGAGCGGGCTCGATGACGCCAATTTCTACGGGCCTCACGGCATCGTCAAAGACCAAGCGCAATGGTCCCGGATCATGGGGCAGTCGGGTAGTGCGAATTTCCCTCAAGACAAGTTCAACCTGTTCATGGACAGGGCCGGCAACGAGGCCCCCTTGCTGTGGCTCGTTCACTCGCGCGGTTACGACATCGAGGCGCTGCGTCACCTCGAAACCGAGACAGAGCGAAAGCTGCGCATTGCAGAAGAGGCGCTTGCTTCCGAGCGGTTGAAGAACCGGGTTCTCGTTGACGCCTTGAACGGGAGGGCCTCATGAGCGACCTGTTCGGTTTTGCCGCGCCCTCTGTTGCGTTCCGCGACATCCGCAGCACGCGTCCGACCGTTGCTGAGCAAAAGGCTGAGCTTGCCTTGGCGCTCGGCCGGCTCATCAATCGAGTGCCGCGCGATGTCCAGAGCGGGTCGGTCAATCTCACCCGCGAATGGTTGTCCGCAAGGACCAAGGCCGCCGCTCTCGTCAAGAGCAGCCGCGCCAGCGTCAACGAACTGACGGCGGCGATCAGCAACATGCAGCGCTTCAAGTAAGTAAGACCGTTTCGCATTTACACAAGGAGCAAACCTTGCACGCCGAACTTTCACCCCGCGCCCATGCAGCAGCCTCGCCGGCCGCGATGGGGGATGCGAGGCAATTCCCGCTCCTGACCGATGCCGTCGAAGCCTGCGCCGACAAGGCCGAGCGCACGACCGACTTCAACGTGGACGCGGCCGGCGAATTCATCCTGCGTCACCTCAAGCGCCGGGGCGAGACGCCGGGAGAAATCCTGACGGACCTCGCCATCGCTCACGGGCACGTCCCCCACGATGCCCGTGCCTTCGGCCAGGTGTACCGCACCCTCGCACGCCGTGGGCTGATCCGCTGCGTGGGGTACTGCGAGCGCACGAAGGGCCACGGGACTGCGGGCGGGCGTGTCTGGGCATCGGTGGTTGCGTAATGGCCCGCGCGCGGAACATCAAGCCGTCCATCATGGACAACGAGGAATTGGCTGAGCTTGAGCCAATGACTCGCTTGTTGTTCATCTACCTCTGGATGCTTGCGGACCGAGAAGGCCGCCTGGAAGACCGACCGAAGCGCATCGCTGCCCAAGCGCTGCCATATGACCGCACGGCTGATGTTGGGGCCATGCTGGATGACCTGCAAAGAGCCGGATTCATCGTGCGGTACGTGGTGGAGGGGCAGGGATGTATTCAGGTCCTCGCATTCAAGGCGCATCAGTCCCCGCACGTTCGCGAGGCTGATTCAGCATTGCCGGGGTACGTGCAAAGCACAACCAAGGTAGTGACTGAGCACGACCAAGGCGAGGGTGAAGCATCGCCAAGATCGCCTGATTGTGGATTCCTGATTCCTGATTCTCTGATTGTGGATACGGCGGCACCTTCGGCGCCGGCACCCGCCCCGCAGCAAAGGCGCAAGTCGCCCCAAACGCCAATCCCCGAGAACTTCGAGGCATCGGAGCGCGTTCGGAAGTGGGCCGCCAGCAAGGGGTTCACCAGGCTCGATGAGCACCTCGACGCGTTCAAGCGCAAGAGCGTCGCCAAGGGCTACATGAACGCAAGTTGGGATGACGCCTTCATGGAGGCCGTCCGAGAGGATTGGGCGAAGTTGCGTGGGCCTCGGGCTGTGCCTGCCGCCGAGCGCGCAACGGTTGCGTCTTCGGATGCCGACCGAACGCGGGCCTACCTCGCGTCGAAAGAAATGACACCCGAGGAGCGGGAGTCCGCAGAGCGAGCCCGAAAGCTCGTGATGGGGTCGATCAAAGTCATCAAAGCGGAGGCTGTATGAACCTCGACAACCTTGAGGCGGAGTTTGCGTTCATTCACTCTCGCGCTGAGCATGTGTTGGCGATCCGCTATGCGCAGTCTCGCGGAGCGAGGTTGGAAGCGATCCGCGCCTTCTACATCGCTGCGTGGAAGGAAATCAAAACGCATCCGGCACACGTTTGGGCGCTGGACCCATACGAGGTGGATTGGCCGTCACTGTTCACGCCCATCGAGTACGCGCTGTGGAGTCAGATCCGAGCTGAGGGGATCGTGTTGTATCCGCAGCACCCGGTAGCCGGCTACTTCGTTGACTTCGGGCACCCGCTGGCGCGCGTAGCCGTCGAGTGTGACGGCGCCGCATTTCACACCGACAAGGCGAAGGACATGGTGCGGCAGCGCGCCATCGAAGCGAAGGGCTGGCGCGTCTATCGCCTCACCGGCAAGGCATGCATGCGTGACTTCACCGAGGAGGAGAACGAAGAGACGGGCGCGATCCGCCTGATTCCGAGTCCCGCCAGGGTGTTGCTGCGCGAGGTGGCCGAGCGCCACGGGCTCAGCGCCAAAGCATTGAGGAGAGCCGCATGAAACGCCCCCCACTTTTCATCCACCTGTCCGAGGGCAGCATGCCCTTCAAAGCGGTTCTGTTTTTCATCTGCCACCCCGACGCGAAGCTGTCCACCCCAGAAATGGCCGAAGTGCTCGGGTGCCAGCCGAACTACGTTGCTGAGTTCCTGCGTTACGCGGTGCGCAATGGGCTGATCGCCTCATCGAAAGGGCCGTCGGCGAACGGTCGTCGGGCCAACGTCTACGCGCCTGGTGAAGCCCTGTCGAAGATGCTCGCAACAGCGATGAGCCATCAACCGCAGAGGCTTGCAGCATGACGCCCGGCCACGTCAACGGCGTTCGCTGCATCTGGCCGGACGCGACATACACACCGACCCCGGAGCCCGAGAGGCGCGGCGGCCGTCCTCCCGTGACGCATTGCATCCACGGCCACGACCTCGCGATTGTCGGGCGCACGAAGAAGCGGCGCTGCAAGCAGTGCGCGAGGGACAGCGCTCGGGCGTGGAAACGCAGCAAGACGCGGGGGTTGAAAGACCTATGACCACGCAATCCGACATCCTGACGCTGATCGCCCGCAACCCGCTCGGTGCAAGCCGCAGCGAACTGGCCGAAGCCCTTGGTGCGAATCACCGCTCTGTCGAGGGCCACTTGTGCCGGCTCAAGCACGGCGGGTTCATCGAATGCACGTCGCGCGGCTGTCATGCGCGCTGGATCGCCACCGGCAAAGCCTACACCGCACGCCCATCGCGGGATCGCAGATTCGGGCCGTTTGCGCTATCCGATGCATGGCAGGTACCAGGGCGGCTGTGGAGGGCGATGCGATGAGCGACAAGCGGACATTCGTACTCGCGCATCCCGAGGCCCGCCGCAGGGCCATGAGCGCCGTTGCTGATGCGCCAGCCGGTCACATGGTGGTGGTGAGCGAGCCCGCGAAGAAGCGGGTCCAAGAGGAAAAGTACCACGCCATGATTGGCGACATTGCCGCGCAGTGCGCTTATCACGACCGCAAGCTGGACGCCGAATCGTGGAAGCGCTTGCTAGTCGAGGCGTTCGTTCACGTCATGCGCGAGGAAGCAAAGGCCGCCGGCAAGCCGGACCCATTCCCGCGCGGCGGCAGCCTGTTGCCCAGCCTAGACGGGATGCGCATCGTGCAGGTCGAGGTGCTGACGCGCAACTTCACGGTGTCGCACGCGGCCAATTTCATCGAATGCCTCTACTCCTACGGTGCCGAGCATGGCGTCGAGTGGACAGAGCAGGGGGTGCCCGCGTGAACCGCACCATGCCCCGCCCCCGCCGCTGCAAACAGTGCAGGGAGCAGTTCACCCCCTCGCGCCAGTTGCAGGCCGTGTGCAGCCCATCCTGCGCAGCCAAGTACGTCATCGAGCAACGGGCCAAGATCGAGCGCCGTGAACTGCTGGACGCCAAGCAGCGCATCAAGCCCCGCAGCAAGTGGATGGCCGAAGCGCAGCAGGTTTTCAACGCCTGGGTGCGCCAGCGAGATTGCGCGCTGCCCTGCATCAGTTGCGGCCGGTTCCACCACGGGCAGTGGCACGCAGGGCACTTTCTGAGCACGGGCGCGCGGCCGGAACTTCGCTTCGACGAGGCCAACGTGCATCGGCAATGCCAGCCGTGCAACACGCATCTGCACGGGAATCTCGTGCTCTACCGGGCCGAGTTGATCCGCCGCGTTGGCCTGGCAGAGGTAGAGCGATTGGAAGGCCCGCAAGCGCCCCGGCATTACACCGTAGACGACTTTCGAGCCATCAAGGCCACCTATGCCGCCAAGACGCGCGCGCTGAAAGCTGGCACCGATTCCACAACCGCCTGAAAGGCACACCATGTACTTCAACACAACAAAGGGCACCTCTTGCGAGCCACAGCCAGCCCCCGCGTGGGCTAATGCGGTGCTGGCGGGGGCGGCTGCGCCAGGCGAGTCCGAGATGAATGGCGAACTGAGCCGCCTCGCCCATCACATCGCGGACCTCGAAAACATGGCGGAGGCTCTCACATCTCGGCTCTCCCCGGTTCTTCGGCCGCTGCCCGTTGCCGGCCAAACCAAGGAACCATCCCCGGACGGGATGAGTACGCTTGGCGGCGCATTGCGCGCTGGCGGCGACCGGCTCAGTGCGGTGCACCGCCAGCTCTACAACCTGCTGGGCTCACTCGCCATCTGACCCATGTGTCCCGCCTGCGACCGCGCCAACGTGCATCCCCTCACCGGCATCTACCAAGCCGGTTGCCTGGACTGTGAGGCCCGCTCTCTCGCTCAGAGCCCGCAGGCTCACAGCAGGGCAGCAGACCCCGGAGCACTGCAAGCGGCTATGCGCCTGTGCTGGCCGGAAGTCGAAAAATACAAGCGTGGCCGGGCCGCAGTATGGGCGTGGATACAGAAGCTGGAAGCCGGGAGAGGGGGATGAGGGCTACGTCGGCTCCTTCGCGCGCTCAAGCTGTTTCAGCAGCCACGCCTTGCCGCCGAGGCGCAGGTATTTCGCACGCTGCTGGGCGGTGCACCGCTCGCGGATCATTTCATCCTGTCGCCGTTCGGGGGGTAGGGCCGGGCGCCCGGCGGGCTTTGGGTTGGCAGTTGCAGTCATGTGCTCAGTCCCTCGCTATCGTCCTCTGCCCGTGTGCACCATGCCCACGCAATGCAGCGCTCCAGGTCGGCGAGCCATGCCATCGACTTGGGGTGCAGCATGATCGTGGGCCAGATCGCGACGCCGCACCACGGCTCGGCCGGGCGCTCGGCGCCGCGCTTGACCGCCGGCATGTGCGGCGCCTGCAGCAGCGGCCAGAGTGCGGCGCCCTGGCGCGAGCGTTTGGCGACACCCATCGTCACCAGCGGCGGCGGCTTGCCGCGCATCGGGCCGGAGTCCATCGCGGGCCCGGAAATCGTGATGATGAGCGCGCCATCCGCGACACTCGCCAGTGCTGTGTAGCTGTCGAGGTCAGACACGGGCAGCGCTGCACTCTCGCCAGACGCCACCAATGCAGCCAGCCATGGGGCGACCCGGCCGAGTGTCTCGCCGTCCACGTCGCCGCGCTCGATGCGCGTGATGTTGCCGGTGCTCAGCGTGAGGTGGTTGATGTACATCGATCAGTGGGCACGCGCTTGCTTGTACCGATTGATGATGGTGCCGCGCGGCATATTGCCAATCTCCGTCCAGTCATAGACCCAGCCCTTGGGGTCGTCGAGGCTATGGGCCAACGTCACCTTGGCAATCTCGCGCGCAACCGTTCCCGACGCAACATCGTCGGGGACGTTTTCGACGGCGTAGGTCATCGTCCTGATGCCGATCGGCGCGTCATAGCGGGCCGGCGAATAGCCGCCAGCCCGGAGCGACTTGACTTTGACTGTGTGCATGTTTCCGACTCCAAAAAATCAGTTGTGAAACCCGTGCATCGGGAAGTGTTCGCGGCGGATCGAATCCCAATCACTCGACTTGCTCAGTACGTCGATTGCCTCGGCCTCGGTGATCGGCTCGGGGTTCCCCGCCAGGTCGATCGTCCAGCGTCCAGCGTCGTCTTGCATAAGCGTCTTGGTGTGAGCCGCAAACGTATGGCTCTTGCCGTTGCTCATCCGGACTGTGCGGGCCTTGATCGTTGCGGTAATGGTCTTGCTCATCTCAATCTCCTGCCTGCTACCGGAGGCGTCGGGTGGCAGCGATGTGCTGTCCATGCAGTTAATGTAGCACAGGAATCAGCCGACGCAAGGACTTTTTGTGTAACAGAAACTAGGACAAACCCGAGCCGGGAGGACGTGAATGCGACGTGATGCCATCGATTTCCACGCGGTCGAGGAAAAGCACGGCCTGATCCACAGCAGGCTCGAAAACTGGGCACGCTGGTGCAACGGGGTAGGCCACGCTGCCGCGTCCCCGATGTTCCGGCTGTACCGCTCATCGGACGCCCGCAACGCTGACCGCATCGCATTCGGTGGCGCACCAGTGGACAAGATGGACGCCGCGAAGATCGCCAAGGCGGTGACCGCGCTCCCCGAACAGCACCGGGCGGCGATCAATTGGAGCTACGTCAAGCCGGTCAACCCGAGGCGTGCGGCATCGAGCATCGGGACGAGCATCGAAGGGCTGCACAACCTCGTGCGCAACGGCCGGCAGATGCTCATCAACCGGAGGGCTTGACCGTCGAATCAAGGTCTGGTATATAATCGCGCAACGACTGAGCATTAGCATCGGAGTCGCCCGTCCAATTTCGGAGGCGGTGCTGACCCTAGCTCAAGACGGTTGTCTGAGGCCTCCTACACGGGGGCCTTTTTCATTTGCGCAACCGTTCGGGCGGCCAGCCCACGCCACAAAGCAGCGACTAGTTCGCACCTGGCTGCGCCGCCCACCCATCACAGGCAAGCGGAACTGCTCCGATAAAGCGCCGCTGCGCACTACGCGAAGACAAGCCGGCGCCGTTTCTCCTGGCGCACATAGCGGCGACCGTTCGCCAACAACCGACTTGAGGCGGTTCCTCATGTTCGCCCAAGGGGCACCCACCCATGTTCAAACAGGAAGTAGCCGACGATATCTGCGCCCGACTGGCTGACGGCGAAAGCCTGCGCGCCATCTGCAGCGATGAAGGAATGCCGACCAAGACAACGGTGATGCGCTGGCTGCAGGATGAGAAGCGCGTCGCCTTCCGTGACCAGTACATGCGCGCGAGGGAAATGCAGGCCGACACGCTGTTCGAGCAGATCCTTGAGATTGCCGACGACGGCCGAAACGACAGCTACACCGACGACGAGGGCAACGTCCGCACGGATCACGATGTGATTGCCCGGAGCCGGCTGCGAGTCGATGCGCGCAAGTGGATGGCGGGCAAGTTGCGGCCGAAGGTGTACGGCGAGAAGGTCGAGACGGTCGTGAGCGGAGAGATGACTGTGCGCAACAAAACCGAGATGAATGACGATGAGCTTTCAGCTATCGCCGCAGGAGGCCGCACAGGAACTCCTGACGCGACGCGCGGCCCGCAAGTCACTCATTGATTTCACCCGGTACACCAAGCCTGACTTTCAGGTTGGGGCGCATCACAAGCAAATCGCGCAGGCGCTGGAGTCGGTGGAGAACGGGGAGTGCGATCGGCTGATGATCTTTGCCCCGCCACGGCACACAAAGAGCGAACTGGCGTCCAGGCGCTTCCCGGCGTGGTATCTCGGCCGGCACCCTGACAAGCAACTGATCGCGGCCACCTACAGCGGGGACTTTGCGCTCGACTTCGGGCGTGAGGTGCGCGGGATCGTCCAGAGCGATGAATTCCGGGCGCTCTACCCTGACGTGAGCCTGGCTGCTGATTCGCAGGCCGCGAACCGCTGGCACACGAACCAGGGCGGCGTTTCCGTCTACGTTGGCGTTGGTGGGCCGATCACAGGGCGCGGCGCACACATTGCGCTGATCGACGATCCCTTCAAGAACCGGGAAGAGGCCGACAGCGAGGTTCGGCGCGAAACGGTGTGGAAGTGGTACACGAGCACGCTTCGCACGCGGCTGATGCCCAAGGGCGCCATTGTGCTGATCCTCACGCGATGGCACGAGGACGACCTCGCCGGCCGGCTGCTTGAGAAGCAGCGCGACGAATGGAAGGTGGTTGAGCTTCCTGCGGTCGAGAACGAGAACACCCCGCAGGCGAAAGCGCTGTGGCCCGAGTGGTACGACCTCGACGCACTCAAGCGCATCAAGGCAGACATCGGCCCGCGCGATTGGTCTGCGCTGTACCAGCAACGTCCGGTGCCTGACGAGGGAACGTTCTTCAAGCGCGAATGGTTCCGCTGGTACGACGAGAAGCCCAAGCATCTGCACTACTACGTGTGCAGCGACTACGCCGTGACCGAGGGTGACGGCGACTACACGGAACACGGCGTCTTCGGGGTCGACCCGGACGACAACATCTACCTGATTGATTGGTGGTCTGGCCAGACTGCCGCAGACGCATGGATCGAGACGCTGCTCGACATGGTCCACCGGCACAAGCCGTTCGCGGCGTTTGGCGAGTCCGGGCAGATCAGGAAGGCCATCGAGCCGTACCTCATCCGCCGCAGCCGGGAGCGCAAGACGTTCGCTCGCTTTGAGTGGATCACCCGCACGGGCGACAAAGCAGCGATGGCTCGGGGCTTTCAGGCGCGGGCCAGCATGGGGAAGGTCTACCTGCCATCGAACGCGGATTGGGCGCAAGACGTGCTGCGCCAGTTGCTGACGTTCCCTGCTGGCAAGTATGACGACAAGGTCGACGTGTGCGCGCTGATGGGCATGGCGCTCGACCAGGCGCACCCGGCCATTGCCGCCGCGAGCGAGGCGAAGAAGCCGATTGACCGCTGGGCGAAAGCCTTTGGCGACTACGACGACGAGGACACCAATTGGAAGACAACGTAAAGCAGGACGACGCTCTTGCCACGCTCGTCCAATGGTACGAAGCGGCAGAGCAGAGCACAGCCGACTCTCGTCAGGAGTGCGAGCGCGACCGCGACTATCGCAACGGCGTGCAGTGGACCGATGCCGAGGTGGCCGAGCTGCGCAAGCGCAAGCAGCCCGTGATCACCATCGACCGCATCGGGCCGAAGATCGACTTCCTGCTCGGCATGGAGCAGCAGCACCGCGCCGACCCGAAGGCATGGCCGCGCACGCCGAAGGAAGAGGACGGCGCCAACGCGGCCACCGATGCCCTGCGATACGTCATGGACTCGCAGCGTTGGGACCGCACGCGCACCGATTGCTTCGACAGCCACATTGTGGAGGGGCAGTGCGGCGTTGACGTGCGTGTGGTCGAGAAGTACGGCGAGGAGTGCATCGAGGTCGTGCCGATCATGTGGGATCGGATGTTCGCCGACCCGCACAGCCGCAGCCGCAACTTTGCTGACGCCAAGTACAAGGGCCAATTCCTCTGGATGGACTTGGAGGATGCCCGCGAACGCTGGCCGGGCAAGATTGAGGCAATTGACGCGACGGTCGCCTCTGAGCCGGTTGGAAGCGGTGACACGTCGAGCGATGTACCGCGCACACGGTGGGCTGACCCCAAACGCAAGCGCGTGCGAATCGTCGAGATGTGGACGCGCGAGGAAGGCAAGGTCTACTACAGCGCATTCACCAAGGCAGGCATTCTCGACCGGATGGAATCGCCCTACGTGGACGAGGAAGGCAAGCCGGAGGACGGGTTTGTCTTCGGCTCGTGCTTCATCGACCGTGACGGCAACCGCTTCGGTGTGGTGCGCCGCTGGATCAGCCTGCAAGACGAGATCAACAAGCGGCGCTCCAAGGCGCTGCACCTGATGAACGTGCGCCAGGTCAAGGCCGAGAAGGGCGCCGTAAACGACGTGAACAAGGCGCGGCAGGAGCTTGCCAAGCCGGACGGGTTCATCGAGGTCACGCCCGGGATGGAATTCGAGGTGCTCGACACCGGCGACATGGCGAAGGCGCAGTTCGATCTGCTGCAAGAGGCCAAGAGCGAGATCGACGCGGTGGGCGTGAATGCTGCCCTGTCTGGCAAGGAAGATCGGGTCATGTCCGGCCGTGCGCTCATGGCTCGCAGCGAGCAGGGGCTGAATGAACTCGGCCCGGTGTTCGACTCGTTCAAACAGTTCCAGCTCGACGTGTACCGCAAGGTGTGGAACCGGGTTCGCCAGTTCTGGACCGCTGAGAAGTGGGTGCGCGTCACGGACGATGAGAAGAACGTCAAGTTCGTTGGGCTGAATCAGCCGCTCACGATGGGCGAGCAGCTACTCGACGAGCACCGCAAGCAGGGCCAGCGGATCACGCCAGAGATGGAGCAGCAAGCGAAGATGGACCCGCGCATGCAGCAGGTCGTCGGCATCAGGAACAAGGTAGCCGAACTGGACGTGGACATCACGATCGACGATGTGCCAGCCACCGCATCACTGCAGATCGAGCAGTTCCAAACGCTGTCCGACATTGCCCCGCATGCCGCGACGATGCCGCCGCCACTGTTCAAGGCGCTGATCCAGGCATCGAGCCTGCGCAACAAGGACCAGATCATCGCCAGCCTTGAAGGCAAGGACGACGAAGAGTCTCCGCAGGTTCAGCAGCTCAAGGCGCAGTTGGAAGAGATGGGCCAGGCGCTGCAAGAGGCACAAGCCGCCGCCATGGATCATTCCGGAGACATGGAAGTGAAGAAGGCAGAAATTGCGCTCAAGCACCGCGAACTCGACTTGAAGGGCCGAGAGTTGGAGGCCAAGACGATGGAATCGCAGGGTGATCCGCAGGCCGAAGAGTTGCGCCAGCAGATCAAGCGCGAGGCGCTCCAACTACAGCACGACCGCGAACTGTTCGAGAAGGACAAGCAGATCGCGGTGTTGCAGATCAAGGCCGGCGCGGTGAGCGCGCAGCACGCAGAGGAACGCGCGAACAACGCTGCATCCGATGCGATGAAGGCCACGAAAGAGGCTGAGAAGCCGAAGAAGCCGGCAACGGCTTGAACAGTTCCACATCAGTGCAGAGCCCGCCGAGTGCGGGCTTTTTGCATTGGGCCGTCGCCGGGCTTGCGGGCGTTTGGTTGATGCCGTCGCCGGGTTATCGGGCGTGGAGTGAGCAAATTGGACACTGAACTTGGATCGATCCTGAGCGAAGAAACCGTCGAGACCCCTGACGCGGAGGTTGAACAACCCCCCGAACCAGAGGTTGTTGCGGAACCGGGCGAAGAGACGACTGCGACGCCGGCAGCAGAAGCACAGGAAGACCCGATCGAGAAGCACCGCAAGGGGCTGGAAGCAGCGGTCATCGCCGAACGGCGCAAGCGGCAGGAACTGGAGCATCGCCTCGAGCAGCTTCAACGCCCGCCACCCGCGCAGCCGGCAGCGACCGAGCAGGAGCCGAAGCAAGCGGACTACACCGACCAGGCGGAATACTTCCGCGCGTTGGTGCGGTTCGAGGCCAAGCAACTGCACCAGGCAGAACGGGCAGAGCAAGCACGCGAGCAGCAGCAGCGCGAAGAACAGGACCAAGCGTCCAAGTTCCAGCGCACCGCCGCAGAAGTCATCGCCAAGGGCCAAGCGAAGTATCAGGACTTCGACGCGGTCATCAATGGTGGCCTCGCTCCGTATCTGAACCCCGTGATGCAGCAAGCCCTCGTCATCGGTGGCGGGCACGAGGTCGCGTATTGGCTGGCGAAAAACCCGGCCGAAGCGGCGCGTGTCTCCGAACTGCCGCCGATGGAAATGGTGCTCGAAATCGGGCGGCTCGAAGCCAAGGTCAAGCAGGCGGAAGAACCGCCCAAGCAGTCCATTCCGCAAACGCTCACACAAGCACGGGACGCACGCACCGGCCAATTCGCGCCGGTCTATGACGGCCCAACCCCCCTCGACGAGATCGTCAAACGACGATAAGGAAACATCATGGCATTGACCACCGCCCGCACAGGGCTGACCCCCCAGCAATGGGACGACAAGTTCTTCATGGAGTACGTCCGTGAAAACCGCTTCAAGCGGTACATGGGCACGGACGAGAACTCCATCGTTCAACTTAAGGAAGACCTCACCAAGAAGAAGGGCGACAAGGTCACCTTCGCTGCTGTCAACCGTCTGCAGGGCGATGGCGTCACCGGCAACACCACGCTGGAAGGCAACGAGGAAGAACTCGACAGCCGCTCCATGGTAGTGTCGGTTGCCCCGTTGCGCCACGCGGTGGCCGTGACAAATTGGGACGAGCAGAAGTCGGCGATCGACCTGCGCAACACCGCCAAGATGGCGTTGAAGCTGTGGTCGATGGAGAAGATGAAGACGGCGATCATCACGGCGCTCGGCTCCATCAACGGCGTGGCGTATGCGTCGGCCACCGAGAACCAGAAAGACGCTTGGCTGGCCGACAACGCCGACCGCGTGCTCTTCGGTGCCGCGAAGTCGAACAACGCCAGCAACGACCATTCGGCCGCTCTGACGCAGATCGACAACACGTCCGACAAGCTCTCGCCTGCGGTCATCTCGCTCGCAAAGCGCATCGCTCAGTCGGCCAGCCCGGCAATCCGCCCCATCCGTCTGAACGAGGATGAAGAGTGGTATGTGATGTTCGCCGGCCCGCAGGCGTTCCGTGATCTGTCCAACGACACGACCATGACGCAGGCCAACCGCGATGCGCGTCGGCGTGGCACGGACAACCCGCTTTTCACCGGTGGGTCGCTGATTTGGGACGGCGTGATCATCCGCGAAATTCCCGAAATCGAAGCCGTGTCCAACGGCTCGATCGACTGCAACCCCAACTATTTGGTGGGTGCGCAGGCGATTGGTGTGGCGTGGGCGCAGCGCCTGCGCACCACCACGCAGGTTTCGGACTACGGGTTCCGCAACGGCGTGGGTGTCGGTGAAATGCGCGGCATCGAGAAGCTGCTGTTTGGCTCGGGCGCCGGTGACACGGACGACCTCAAGCAACACGGCGTCGTGACCGTCTGGACCGCTGGCGTCGCTGACGCCTGACCCTCTGATCGGGCCGCCTGAGCGCGGCCCTTCTTCTTCAAGGAACTGACATGGCAACAATCTTCACCGCTGCTCGCGCGATGGACGGATTCCCCGTCTTCGGTGCGACTGGCTCCGGCCTGATGAGTGCCGCCTACGGCACCATCGAGGTCGCGGCGAACCCCACTGCCGGGGACGTGTACAAGATGTGCAAACTTCCGGCCGGCGCTGTCGTGCTGGGCGGGCGCATCTACAGCGACGACCTCGACAGCAACGCAACGGAAACGCTGGACATCGATGTCGGCTGGCTCGCCAACGGCACCGAAGCGGCCGATCCGGACGGGTTCGGCAACTTGGGTGTGATGACGACCGACACGGTGGCGGGCGTGAAGCCGGAGGGGGGCTACAACTTTCCCTTCGGCGGCGTGCTCACCACGACCGGCCCGCAGGCGTTCAGCGCTGAAACCACGGTCGCCGTGACATGCGTTGCCACCGCCGCGACGTTTGCGGCCGGCACGCTGTCTGTTGTCGTGTACTACGTCGTGCCCTGAGCGATGGCCACGTCCTTCACCCGCACAAGAGAGCAGATGCGGGACATGGTGCTTCGCCGTCTCGGCGTCTCCGAAGAGGGGCAAACCCCTTCTGCGGAAGACGCCGGGATCGTCAACGACGCGATGGATTTGCGGCTCAAGGAGCTGCACGAGCTGGGCGTGCTGTGGTGGCAAGTCTCAGGCGCAACGGCCGATGTTGCACTGACGGGCGGGACTGCCACTGCCACGATTTCGCAGGCCGACTTCTTGTTCCCCGTTTCGATGATGCTGCGCGTTGGCATTGAAGACCAAGCGGTCGAAATCATCGGGCACAGGCAGTACCAGGACATCTCCGACAAGGCCAGCCAGGGCGAGCCCGCGATGGTGTTCATCAACGGCTCGACGTGCTGGTTCTATCCGGTGCCGTCCATCGCGTACACGGCGAAGCTCACGTATGAGGCGGCGGCCACTGACACCGCATTCGGTGTTGCGCCGGACATCCCGGTTTCGATGATGAGAGCGTTTGCGCTGCTGGTTGCGGGCGATCTTGTCGATGACTTTTCCCTGCCTGAGCAAAAGGCGCAACGCCTGATCGCTCAACAGCCCGGGGCCATGCGGACGATTCGAGCTCTCAACGCAGAGCACGTCGATTCCACAACGGTTGCGCCGGTCTGGTTCTGAGGACAAGACCATGACAGTCACAGTCGCAAGCGGCAACCTCGCCGTTATCTACGTTCCGTTCGAGCAGTCGGTGACGTTCGCTCCAGGCGCTGGCGGAACCATCACCTTCGGCTGTTCGGGACGGTTGGGGACGACGAAGCCTGCGGACCGGACGATCTACGAGGCTGAGTCGATCACGATTCCGGCCGGCGCGACGATCTTTGTTGGCGCGAACGATGCTGACGCCACGTACAGCAACATTTCGACTACAGGCGGTGGCGGCTCGACCACCATCGTGGACGACCTGACCACAGGCGGCTCGGATGCTGCGCTGTCGGCAGACCAGGGGGTGGTGCTCAAAGGGCTGGTGGACGAAAAGGCCGACCTGCTGGCCGCCACCGATTCCATCACCGAAGACACGAGCCTCACGGTGGCGGGGCACGGAAACCGCACGATCCCTGTGGACGGCACCGGTATTGTGCTCACCATCCAGGCCGATGCCAATTCGGGCGCGGTTGGCGACGAGGTGTTTCGCGGTGTGCCGGAGAGCGGCGCGAGCTTCACCATGGCGGCAGCCGACGGCGTGACCATCCTGAGCGCCACCGGCAGCAGCTTGGACAGTTCCACATCCGCGACCGGCGAAGTCGCGGTGCAGCGGGTGGGGGTCGACACCTACCGCACGATTTCAGCAGCGGCAGGCAGCGCGACAGCCGGCGCGCACAAGACGCTTGCCAACGCGGCACGGGTCGCTGATGCGGCCTCAGGTTCGACCACGGAAACCGTTGTTGCCACGTTCACCCTGCCGGCGCTGGGCGCGAACGACACCATCGACGTGGATTTCTTCGTCGGCGGCTCGGGCACGGCAGGAAACCGAGTCTGGACGCTGCGCCTTGGCGGCACGGGCACGAACGGCACCACCGTCTCGAACTTCACTCAAGGCGCCACGTTCGCCTACAGCCGCGCGCTGCTCGGCTTCGCCAACACCGGCTCCGCATCGACGCAGTTCGGTGTGAACGGCGGGCAGACGGTCGGCATGGGCTACGGCAACTCCACGGGGGCGCGCACGGGCGCGGTGGACACATCCAGCGCGACAACGCTGTACCTCACCTTGCTCAAGGGCAACGCTGCAGACGTGGTGAACCTCGAATCCTGCCGCTGCATCCTCAAGCCGGGCGTGGTCTGACATGGGCTGCATCCTCGCGCAACTGCTGCGGCGGCGCGGCGCCATCAGCCCCCCGACGGCGCCAGCGTTCCTGACCGACCCGGCCATCGTCGGCACGCCGCAAGTAGGCGTCGCATCGAGCTTCACGCCGGGCACGTACTCGGGGACTTCGCCGGTCGATGCATCAACCCGCTTCCGCGTGGCCGGCGTGGATGTCGGAGCAGCGGATGACCTGACGTACACGCCCGTGACAGACGACGCCACGAAGGCGCTTTCGGTGCTGGTGTCGCTCACGAATTCTGTGGGCAGCGTCAGTAAGGCGAGCGCCGATGCGACGATCATCGCGGCCGACGAACCGGCCCCACCGCCGCCGCCTCCACCGCCGCCTCCACCCGCGCCGCCTGAGGATGTGGGCGTGCTGGGTGACACCGCAGCCGTGAACGACAGCGAGACATTCGCGGGCGCAACCTACTTCGTTGACCCGGTCGCCGGGGACGACACCTATACCGGCCTGGCCGCAGCATTTTCAAGCGGCACGACAGGCCCGTGGGCGACGCGAGAGCCAGTCAACGCGAAGATGCAGAACAGCGCGTCTGCTGCGGCCGGCAGCGCATTCCTGTTCAAGCGCGGCACGACGCTCGATGACGCCTGGATGGCCGTGCAGAGCTTCGCGTCTGGCGGGTACATGTTCGGCACCTTCGGCACGACGACCGACGCCCGGCCGATCCTCAAGTACGCGCAGAGCACGAAAACCACGCTGCTGTCGACCAAGCCAGCCCTGCCGCGCATCGAGAACATGGAGCTGGACGGCGGCGGCCTCTACAACTCATCGGGCGCGCGGGTGTACGGCATCTTTCCGTTTGGCGGCGCCGACATCGCCAGCGTCATCCACAAAAACCTGTACGTCCATGATTTCACCGGCCCCGGCATCGAAATCAGCGGTGGCTCTGGCGCGCTGGTGGAGAACTGCCTGATCGAAGGCTGTCAGGCGGGCGGCAGCAACGGCGCGGGCCTCGATGGCGACTGCGGCGACGGCGTGCACATCAAGAACGTCACGGCGCGCAACAACGGCGTGGCCGGTGCGTCGACGAACCACCAGGCATACCTGCACAACCTCGTCAATGGCCTCGTCGAGAGCATGCTGCTCGAATCGACATCGAACCTCGGCAACCACGCTTTGATCATCCACGGCGTGTGCCGCGACAGCGAAGTGCGTGACGTTGTGATGCGCGGCACCTACAACGGCCTGGGATCGAACAGTGGGTATGGGTCTGTGGCGGTGCCGAATGCAGAGACGTTCGACCGCATGGTGTACCGGCGCTTCCGGGTGAGCGGCCTGTCGGCCTACCGCTCGGACAAGCAGGGCAACGTCGGCTTGATCAGCGGCCACCGGGACTCACTCATCGAACTGTTCGTGGCGTGGGACTTCCCTGGCCGCGCGATTAATTGGTATGAGGGCGATCCGGCCACCGGGGTGTATGTCGACGACACGGTGAACGAGCGCAGCGTCGAGCAGCATTGCTGCTACGTGGGCGACTCCACGGCGTTCAGCGGCGCGGGCGGATTCGGTGGCACGCCTGCATCGTCTGCCATGCTGGACATGACCTTCCGCAACAACATCTGGACCTCGCTCAAGTCGAGCGGGACGCTGTTCGTCAAGCCTGCGGCGGTGCCGAACTCCGAAGTGACGGTGCAAAACTGCTGCTTCTGGCGCTACGGCAGTGCGAGCGCGAGTGACAAGGTGATTTCGTGGGACGGGACCACGTACAGCGTGGCCGAGATGGAAGCCTATGCCGCCGCGAACCCCGAGCTTGGCATCACGTTCGAGGGCTGCATTCAGGCCGACCCGAAACTGGTCTTTGACGACACCGACACCGATCAACCCATCGGCATCGCGGCCGATTCACCTTGCCTGAATGCCGGCGTCGCATCGGGCATCACGACCGACATCAACGGCGCCGACTACGACGCGGACACGCCGAGTATCGGGCCGTGGGCGGCGGCTGTCGCCTGAGTCACCAACGCCGCTCGTCGCGCTCTTCCTCGGTCATCGCGCGTTCACGCTTGCCTTCTTTCTCAAGCCAGCGGCCGAACGATTCGAGGGCGGATTTGAGGGCGAGATAGATGTACACGGGCGTCTCCTGTGGTAACGCAGGGTAACGCACATGGCCCGCCAGCGCACCCGCCAATCGGGTGGAAATCGTCACACAGCCCCCTCGTGGGGCTTTTTTGTTTGGACAAACACACATGGCACTTCCCTTCGTCGGCCCGAGCTACACCCTTGCGATAGGGAAAGCAAGCCGGCAGAGGTCCGTCAACCTCCATTTGGTGGGGTTGGAAGCACCGGAGAAGGCCCCGTTCATCCTCGCCAGCACGCCGGGGCTGATCCAGCGGTGGAGCCTGGGGGCTGAGATTCGCGGTGGGCTGGAAGTGGGCTCGCGGGCGTTCGTTGTGGCGGGATCGACGCTGCATGAGCTGTTCGCCGACTTCACCAGCGCACCTCGGGGCACCCTGTCCTCGTCCAGTGGCGTGGTGGACTTCGCCTACGGGCTGTCGCAGTTGGTGCTCGTGGACGGTGACCACGGCTACACGCTGGCGATCACCAGCAACACATTCGCTCAGATCACGGCTGACGGGTTCTACGGCTCGTCGCGGGTGGCGTTCATCAACAACCGCTTCGTGTTCACAAGGCCGGGAACGCAGCAGTACGAATGGTCCGCTGTTGACGACGCATCGGACGTTGCTGCGCTGGACTTTGCAAGTGCGGAGTACCAGCCGGACAAAATCATCGCGCACCTGACGCTGCAGGACGATTTGATGTTCCTTGGCGACCAGACCACGGAATTTCACTACCAGACCGGCGACCCGGGCTTGCCTTTCCAGCGCAGCAACGGGGTGGGCTTCGAGATTGGCTGCGCGGCGGTTCACTCGGCGCAGAAAATCGACAACGGGGTGTTCTGGATCGGCCGGGACAAGAACGGCTCGGGGATCGTCTACAGGCTCAATGGCCGCCAGCCGCAGCGCATCAGCACGCAGTCGGAAGAGCAGGCCCTGCGCAAGTCGACCGACCTGAGCGCAGCGCGCGCCTTCTGCTATCAGCAGGACGGGCTCACCTTCTACTGCCTGAGCGCACCGGGGCTCACATCGACGCTGTGCTATGAGATTTCGACGGGCGAGTGGCACGACCGCAACGACCTCGACGAGTTGGGCCAGTTCAAGGCCCACCGTGGCACCACGCATCTGTATGCGTTCGGCCGGCATCTGCTCGGAACGGCTGACGGGAAGCTGCTCGAACTCGACCACGACACGTACACGAATGATGGTGACCCGCTGGTTCGTGAGCGGGTCAGCCCGCACGAAGCGATACCGGGGCGCATGCGCTTGAAGTTCAACCGCTTCTGGCTGGACTGCATCACGGGGGAAGCGCCGCAGGGCGTCGATCCGCATGTGGAACTGAGCTACAGCGGCGACTCCGGCGCGACGTGGAGCAACCCCGTCACCCGATCTATCGGGGCCATCGGCGAGCGATTCCAGCGCGTGCTGTGGACCCGGCTCGGCATGGGCCGCGATCGGCTCTGGAAGCTGCGTTTCTCTGGCAATGCGCCGTTCTCAATCATCGACGCCGGCTCGGATGTCGAGCAAGGAAACAACTGATGGACGAACCCCTCATCTGGACCACGAAGGGCAATGTCCCCGTGTCCTCGCTCACCTACCAAACCGCTTGGGACGTGACCGACACCTACACCAAGTTCACCGAAACCTACCTCGATTCCTCAGGCGAGGTGGTCAAGCAATCGGCGCACGTCTACGACCGCGTAGGCGTGGGCGCAACCGCTCTCGCAGCCTCTTTCTAAGGGTCAACCATGTCCAACACACAAGCCCTCGTCACTTCCGCGAAGGTGGAACTTCTCAACGGCATCCACGCGCTAGGCACCACGGTTGCCCGCGCGGGAACGACTGCCGACACCTTCAAAGCGGCGCTGTACCTCGCGTCCGCGTCCATCGGCGCATCGACCACGGCGTACAGCTCGACCGGGGAAGTGTCAGGCACCGGCTACACCGCAGGCGGGGTGACGTTCACATGGATTTCCCCCACGTCGAGCGGCACCACGGCGTACAGCACGCCCTCGGCTTCGTTCGCATGGACCACGGTCACGCTGTCGACCTCCTTCGATTGCGTGCTGACGTACAACAGCACGCAGAGCAAGGCGTTTTCCTCGCACACGTTCGGCGCGACGACCGTCACGGCGGGCAATTTCAGCCTGACCATGCCGACCAACGCCGCAGCCACCGCGCTGGTGTCGATCGCCTGACATGGCCTTCCCATCAAGCAATGGCTCGCGCCGGTCCCTGTCGATCGCGTACAACAGCGCGAAAACGACCGCCTGGCAGGCGAAGCAACGCACGGCAGACGTGCGCGCCAAGGCGGCATTGGGGCAACTGCAACGCTTCGACGCGCTGCGCTACCTGACGGAATGCACCGACGCGCTCGCGTCTCTGGCGACTGCGGGGGCGCAGCCGGGCATTGCCGACTACGCGCAGGCGCAGGAGAACGACCCGACGTTGGACATTGCTGCGGAGTTCACCGGCATGGTCAACGCCATCACGGCGGCGCGGGACTGGATTGCGACGAACTTCCCGAAGAGCGCGAACGGCTTTGTCGAGGTGTACCAGATCGACGGCACGAAGCGGTTTGCCGATCCGAGTTTCACCGCCGCGACGTTGACGAACCTGTTGCCCCTGCTCGACGCGATCACGGCTTCCATCGACTGAGGGCTTAAGCGGTGTCGACTCAGACCCTGCTGACGAGCGGCATCAGCGCGACGGCGGGAACGTCGCACGTCACTGCGAGCATTTCGCCGACCGCGAATCGGCTGATCGTCCTCGACGTTATCAGCGACTACAACGCTGGCTCGGCACCGGACCCGAGCGCCTCCGGCGCGGGGATGACGTGGACGAAGGTGCTGTCGATCTCAGACAGCGCTGCGGGCATCAACCTGTGCCGGTTCCGCGCCATGTCGGCGAGTCCGGGCAGTGGCGCGATCACGATTTCGAACGCCACGTCATCCCCCGGGCGGGGGTGGGCGATCACAGAGGTTAGCGACGTTGATACGAGCGGTACGAACGGTGCGAATGCCATCGTTCAGACGGTCTCGAATTTCAACGACACGGGGTCGGTCAACACGGTAACGGCAACGTTGGCGGCGTTCAGCAGCGCGGACAACGGCGCGCTGGCGGTGCATGGGTTCTTCAACGCCGCCCCGGTTCGGGCTGCGACGCCGGATACAGGTTGGACCGAGACATCCGAAAACACGATGCTCTTCTCGGGCAACGTGTTTGCCCTTGGCATCGAAACGCAATGGCGCGCTGACAACGACACGACGGCGCTGGCGACGTGGGCCGGCAATGGCGCGGTCTACGCGATCGCGTCGGAGATCAAAGCCGCAGCGGCCGGCACGTCCGACTCACTGACGGGCGTTTCGGCAACCGCTGGCACAGGCACGGTCAAGTCGACCATTTCACAGACCCTCACTGGAACGGGGCTGACGGCAAGTACGGGGACGGTCAAGACCGCACCTTCCTACGCGATCACTGGCAACGTCGCATCGGCAGCAACAGGTGCTGTTGCTCCCACGATCAGCATCGCGCTCACGGGCAACGCTGCAACAGCATCGGTCGGCAGCGTGTCCTCGTCATCGAGCACCACCGCTGCACTGACGGGGAATGCGGCCACGTCGGCAACGGGCTCGGTCGGCGCATCGGTGAGCTACGCGCTTACCGGCGTGTCTGCTACTACGGCAGTTGGAACTGTGTCGCTCCCGTCGAGCGATTCCGAAGCCTTGTCCGGGGTGGCGGGGACAGCGGATACCGGGGACGTGGGAGCTTCGGTCAGCTACGCCCTGACCGGTGTTTCGGCGACCTCTGCTGTAGGCGCGGTTGCACAGACGGTGGAACAGGCGCTGACGGGTGTTGTCGGCACCGCCGCACCAGGCACGGTGACCAATGCAGGCGGCGCGGTTGCTATTTCGCTCACGGGTGTTTCTGCTGCTACGGCGGTGGGTTCGGTCGGCACGGATGTTTCGTCCTCGTTGACCGGTGTGTCGGGGGCGGCGTTCCTGCGTTCGCTCACGGCGTATCAGGACTACACGATTCCCGACCCGGAAATCAACCGGAACGGGCTCAGGCAACGACTGCCGCACATCAGCACGAAGGTGCTGCAAGCGGACGGGACCATGCACCCCGATTGGTATCGGGCGCTGACCTACATCCAAGACGTGCGCCTCGGTGGGGTCGACGGGCCGACGCTGGCCGCGTTGCTGACCTCGATTTCGCTCACGCAGGCGCAGGCCGCAGCCATTGCGGAAGTGGCGGACCAATTGCTTCAACAGTAAAGGCGAACCACATGTTCGACCAGCTCTCTCTGGACCCATCGAAGGCAAGGCAGCGACAGGTGGTTGCCGGCGATGGCGATTTGGCCCACTATGAAACGCAGACCGACTACAACGCCGGCCTGTCTGGTGGCGACGGGATCGGCATCACCAAAGCCATTCGTGGCACGACGCAGGGTGTGTTCGGCGGCGACACCCGCGACCTGTACGAACTGCACCGCACCGGGCCGGACGGCAAGAAGTACCGCGCGCTCGTCGAGCGCTCACCAGATGGCCGCCTTGCAAGCCCGAAGTGGGTGCCCGACGAGCATGACTCGCTGGCGAAGACGTGGGGCACCGGGGCTGCGCTGGCGGCTCTCGCTGCGGGCGGACTCGGGGCGGTTGGTGCTTTGGGTGGTGCCGGTGCGGGCGCGGGTGCTGTCGGCGCAGCTGGTGCGGGCGCAGGGGCTGGCGCTGACCTCGGTGCTCTCGGCTGGGGCCTTGGCGGGACGGCCGGCTACACCCTCCCGACTCTCCCGGCTGGCTATGGCCTCGGGGCCGCAGCAGGCGGGGCTGCAGGCGCTTCGTTGGGCGCGGGTGGTGGGGTAGGTGCTGGCGGTGGGCTGACGGCCGGCAGCGGGGCTGCTGGCACTGCGGGTGCGCTCGGCAGTTCGGGTGGCCTGTTCGGTTCCGGCATCACCACCGGCCAGGCGCTCGGCATCGGTGGGAACCTGCTCGGTGGCGTGCTCGGCTCAAACGCTGCGAGTGATGCTGCCGACACGCAGGCCCGCAGTGCAGCCGAGGCAAACGCGCTGTCGAAGTACATGTACGACACCACGAGGGCCGACAACCTGCCGGCTCTGCGAGCGCGGAACAACGGCCTGGCTGGTTATCAGAACCTGCTGCAGCACCCCGACAGCATCACGAGCGATCCCGGCTATCAGTTCGGGCTGGATCAGGGGAACAAGTCCATCGGCAGCCACGCAGCAGCGGGGGGTTCGTACTTTTCCGGGGCGACGCTCAAAGCACTGCAGAAGTACGGCCAAGACTACGCCGGCACGAAGATGGACCAGACGCTTGACCGCTACGGCCGGCTGTCCGGGCTCGGCAGTTCAGGGGCGTCGACGATTGCGAACTCGGGCGCGAACTACGCCAACCAGGCCGGCAACAACATCACCGGGGCGGGGAACGCTCTGGCGGCGGGCCAGGTGGGATCGGCGAACGCGTGGAACAACGCTCTCGGCGGCGCAATCAGCGGCTATCAGCAGAGCCAGATAGTGCAGCCATTCCTCGACTACTACAACAAGCGCAACGGGAACTGACATGCCGATTGATCCACGCATCGCGCTCGGGGTCCGCCCGCTGCAAGTCGAGCAGCCGGTAAACCTGCTCTCGCAAGCAATGAACCTGCAAGGGCTGCAGCAACGCAACGCCCTCGGGGACATGCAGTTGCAGGACGCGCGGCGCTCACGCGAGAACGAGGCGGCATTGGGAGAAGCCTACCGGCAAGCCTACGGGCAGGACGGCAAGCTCGATCAGAACGCGCTCATGCTGAACCTTGCGCGCAGTGGGCTCGGCTCGCGGATTCCGGGGCTGCAGAAGCAGCTTCTGGACACGGAGAACGCTCGCTTGACGGGCCTGAAAACCACGGCGGACACGGCGAAGGCGAACGCCGAAACCGCGAACAAGGCCCTTGCCACGCAGCGCGACATGCTGACGCTTGTTCGCACGCCGGAGCAGTTCGCGCAGTGGGTCGATGGCATGTACACGAACCCGGCGACGGCGAGTGTTGCGCAGTCCTTCGGCACGCCCGAACAGGTGAAGTCACGCATTCCGACCGACCCGCAGCAGTTCGCCACGTTCCTGCAGCAGAACGCGATGGGCATGGACAAGTTCATCCAGAACCAAACCAGCGTGCGCGGGCAGGACCTTTCGGCGCAGACCTCGCGCGCCAACAACGCGAACACCGTTGCGGCCACGATGCGCGGGCAGAACATGACAGACGCCCGCTCGCGTGAGTCCAACCAAGCCGGCCGTGTCCCTGCAGGCTACCGCGCGACGGCCGACGGCACGCTCGAATTCATCCCCGGTGGCCCGGCTGACCCGAACGCTGCGAAGCGTGCTGCGCCGACCGAGTTCCAGGGCAAGTCGGCGACCTTCGGCACTCGTGCAGAAGCTGCGGACAAGATCATCTCCAGCCTGACGGGCAAGTATTCGCCGGCCGCGATCAACTCCAAGCAGGCGCTTGGCAAGGTGTGGGGTATCGGCGGTGCTCTTGAAGCTGGCGGGAATCTGGCGCTGTCCAGCGACGACCAACGGGCCGAACAGGCGCAGCGCGACTTCGTGAACGCCACCCTTCGCCAAGAGTCTGGCGCGGCAATCGCTGACAGCGAGTTCAACAACGCCGTGAAGCAGTATTTCCCGCAGCCCGGCGACAGCAAGGCCGTCATTGCGCAGAAAGCGGCCAATCGAAAACTCGTGGTCGAAGGCTTCAAGAACAACGCCGGCCGCGCACTCAAGGGCATCGAGAAGCAGCAGCAGGAATCAGGTGGCGCCTCTGGAAACTTCGCGGATGACTCCGACCCGCTGGGGCTGCGCCAATGAGCAAACAGATCAAGCTGTCGGAGATTCGGGCCAAGTTCCCGATGTACTCGGACCTCACCAACGATCAGTTGATCAGCGGTATCCGCAAGAAGTTCTATGCGGATATCCCGATGGGAGAATTTTCCAAGCGCATCGAGTACGACACCGAACGCGCGGACCCGACCGAAGGCATGTCCGGGATTGGGAAGTTCGCGGCAGGCTACGGCAAGGTGGTCCCCGACATGGCGCGGGGCATCGGCCAGATGATCGGGCTTGTCGATCAAGATTCGGTCGATGAGGCCAAGCGGCTCGACGCGCCCCTGATGAAAACCGGCGCGGGGATGGCCGGCAACATCGCGGGCAACATCGCGACGGCTATCCCTGCTGCAGCCGTTCCCGGTGCTGCCACTGTCCCCGGTGCTGCTGCCACTGGCGCAATCATGGGCGCGATTCAGCCTGTCGCCACTGGCGAAAGCCGGCTGACGAATACGGGGCTGGGTGGCGCTGCCGGTGCTGGCGGGGTGGTGCTCGGCCGTGGCCTGCAGGCCGGCTATCAGGGCGCTCGTGCCCTTGCCGAGCCGTTCTCGGAAACCGGCCGCAGCCAGATCGCCGGGCGGGTGATCAACCGCTTTGCCGACAACCCCGGAAGCATCCAAGGCGCCACCAGCGCCCCCACGATTACCGGGGCACGACCGACCCTCGCCGAGCAGACCGGAGACGCGGGGCTGGCGCGCCTACAGGATTCCCTGCGCGCTGCGGACCCGCAGTTGAACTCGATGATCGGCGGGCGCCTGGCCGAGAACAACGCGGCGCGGGTGAATGCGCTACGTGGGCTGACCGGAGAGGACGGCGCGCGGGACTTCGCGGTAGCCGAACGCGCGGGTACTGCCGGGCCGATGTACAACGATGCATTCAACGTCGTTCCCGACGCCGCAGGGCTCTCGCCAGAGCAGACCCGCACAATGCAGACCCTCATGCGCTCGCCTGCCGTCAAAGCGGCGATGAGAGAAGCCAAGGCCATCGGCGCAAACAAGGGCACGAACGTTGGAGCGTCCAACGCCACCGGCTCAATCGAGGGGCTGCACCACATGAAGATGGCGCTGGACGACGCCATCACAGCGGCCAAGACGGCAGGGCAGACGAACAAGGCCGAATCCATCGACACGGCGAGGAAGTCACTTGTCTCGCTGATCGAAAGCATCAGCCCCGACTACAAGGCGGCGCGGGTCACCTATGCGCAGATGTCCAAGCCCATCAACTCGATGGATATTGCCGCGCACGTCGCGCGCAAGGGGCTGTCGAACGGCTCGGACCTGTCAGGAACGCCGACCATCAACCGCAACGCCCTGTTGGGCACCCTGCGCGATGAATCGGCCCTGATGAGGCAGGCCACCAAGCGCAATGTCGGCAATGCGTTGTCGGACGTGATGGAGCCGCAAGACCTGAACATGCTCCGCGCCATCGCCAGTGAGTCGGACCGGGCCGGCGCTGTGGCGTCCGCAGGGAACGGCCCCGGCAGCGCCACCGCGCAGCGCATGGCATCTCAGAACGTCCTGCGGCAGATCGTCGGGCCGACTGGCCTGCCTCAATCGTGGGCAGAAAACGCGCTCGCCAACACCATCATCGGCAAGCCGCTGAACCTGATCTATGGGGGCATCGCCGAGCCGAAGATTCAGCAGGCGCTGGCACAGGCGGTGCTCGACCCGGACAAGGCTCGGGCGGTGCTCACTGCTGCGCGACAGCAGGGGATGACTCTCCCGCCGACCACCCTGCGGCTATTGCTTGAGCAGGCGGGCCGCTCAACCGCGCCTGCGGCCGCGATACCACGGTAAGGGGCTGAACAGCCACCGCTTCAAGCGCGAATCGGGCATCACGCGGTGGATGAGCCGCGAGATACCCAAGGCCACCATGATCAAGACGACCGCGACGAACGGTTTGAGGATCAGCGCCAGTAACCAATTCATCCGCCGATTCTAGGCCCACGGCCTACCACCTTTCGAGCCACCTATCCGGGTGGCTTTTCTTTTGGGCAAACCACATGGCGACTCTCTTCGTAGGCTCGAAATTCAGCGCCACCGACGCGGCCGGCGCTCCGCTGTCGGGGGGCAAGGTCTACACCTACGCAGCCGGCACGCTCACGCCGCTTGCCACGTACACCGATCAGGGCGGGCTGTCGTCCAACGCAAACCCGGTCGTCCTCGACTCGCAGGGCCGGGCCAATATCTGGCTTGGCCTGAACTCGTACAAGTTCGTCGTGACCGACGCGGACGGGGTTGCGGCCCCTGACGGCACGGTCGACAACATCAGCGCGCCGCCATCCTCGGCTGACCTCGCCAGCACTTCCACAGCGGCCAAGGGCGCCGGCATGGTGGGCTATGACGTTGCCACCGCCTACGCGGCAGGCTCTGTCGGGGCGATCCTGCGCCGCACTCCATGGCTTGAGGACTACGCCTCTCTGGTCGACGTGGACGACTGGACGGACGCCCTCACGGCTGCGATCGCCGCAGTGAACACGGCGGGCGGTGGAATCCTGAACGTCGGGGCAGGGCGGTTCAAGGTCGACGGTGATCCGGTAACGCTCCTGAGCAATGTGCGCGTTGTTGGGCGCGGTGATGCAACCGTGTTCTACCGCTCGGCCAGCGGCCCATCGACGTTCATCTTCAACGGCCTGGGCACCTACGACGGCACCACCGAATACGCGATCAGTGCCGCGCTGGATCAGGGCGATGTCGATGTGACCTTCACCGGGGCACACACCTTCACGGCTGGTGAAGCGGTGTGGATCGTGGGGCAACGCAACAGCTTGGACGAGCACGTCGCCACCGCCGATTGGGCGCTCGGGTACGCCACCCCTACTGCCGGAGCGTGCTTCTTCGGCGAGTTCAACGAGGTCCAGTCGGTCACGAGTTCCACGGAAATCAAGCTGTCGCAGGGCGTGGTGTTTCCCAACTACAAAGCCGACCGCAAGCTGGAAGGCTGGACCGCAGGAACGGTGACCACGGCTGACGACACCATCGCCATCACCGGCCATCCGTTCGCCAGCAACGACCTCGTTTGGTACTACAAGACCGCCACGACCATCGGCGGTCTGACCGACGCCACCAGCTACTACGTGATCAAGGTAGACGCCGACACGATCAAGCTGTCGCTCACGTCAGGCGGGTCTGCGATCAACCTCACCAGCACGGGTGATGGCGTGATCGTGATGGACTCGACCTCGCGCGCATCGACCACGGTTCGCAAAGTGACGTGGATCGAAAACGCGAGCCTTGAAAGCTGCGTGGTCGAGATGGAACGCTCGGTCACTTTCGCGGTGCGCTTCGACTATGCCCGCAACTGCGGCATTCGTGGCGTGACGTTCAAATCCTTCCTGAACAACGCGGCGTCGGCCAGTTTTCAGCGCTCGGTCGACTGCTACGGCGAGGACTGCAAGGCGATCCACACGCCGCGCGACTACCTCGATTCGGAGCAGGTATCGAACATCGACTTCAAGAGCATTTCGAGCCAGCGCATCCGGTGGTTGCGGTGCTCATCGAGCAACGGCACGCAAGCCTTTGACTTCACGTACCTTACCGACTGCACGCCCAACCTGTTCGGCAAGATGGCCGATTGCGACGTGCACGGCGCGAGGGTGTCAGGCATGACGACCCACCCCGGCGCCTACGCGGTGGAGGTGACGAACAACAAGTTCATCGGGGTTCGTCAAGCCATCAACATGCGCTCCCGGAACAGCATCGTCACGGGCAACACAGGCAGCTACATCGGCTCACTTCCCGCCTCCGTTTCCTCGCTGCTGTCGGACTACCGAACTCACTACGGCATCGGCTTGTACGAGGGCTGGGCGCGTGACTGCGAAATCAGCGGGAACCAGATGATCGGTTTCCCGGTGGGGATCGGGATCAACGACGCCGCAGACGTGGGCGAGTGCTTTTCCTACGTGGGGGCGAACATCCACGGCAACACGCTGACCGGGTGCTTCTTCGGCTTCTACCGGGACACGAACACCGCCAAGCTCAGTACCGACCACACCGGCATTTGCTTCGTCGACAACCGGCTTATCCGTTGTTCCCGGCCGATCTTCATCGAGCCATACACCGTGGGTGTCAAGCTGCACGACAACCTCGTCTATGGAATGGCGCTGACCTCGGACACCGCGATTCTGTTCGGCCTGAACTGCCCGCATCAGGACATCCAGTTCAACAGCATCGTGAACATCGGGGCCACGAACACCGGCATCAACAGCGGCAACGTCTCGGGCACGTTCAGCTACTCGGTGCTGCAAACGAACGTCATCCGCAACAACCGGTTCTTCGGCAGCCTGTCGGCGAAGTACAGCGTCAACGGGACGTATGTGGACAGCCGGGGAACTGGCGAGAACTCGCTGCGTGACGGCGCACTTGTGCTGATCGATGGCGTGACTGCTCCCGCCAGTCTGACGGGGTTCGCCACGCTGTACATCGACTCTGCGGACGGTGACTTGAAAATCATCTACGCGGACGGAACAACCAAGACCATTGCGGCGGACACATGAACACCTTGGGCCTGACCAATGAATGACCAAGGCGTCTCGAACCCGCTGGCAAAGGTCGTCGCCGCGTGGCTTGGCGTGTGGCTGTCGCGGCTCGGCATTCACACATGGTCCGATGCCGCAGCGGTGGTCGCCACGATCTACACCCTTCTGCTGATCGCTGATTGGTGCTGGAAGAAGTGGGGCCGTAAGTGAGCCTGCTCGACCTCATCCGCAGCCGCGATGGGTCGATGAGCCTCACCAAGCTCGCAGCCTCCACCGCGCATCTGCTGATGGCGCTCGGGTTTGCCGTCATCACTTGGCGCGATGGGTTCATCGCCGAGCTTTGGCTGATCTACGGCGGGTTTGCCATAAGCCATGCGGTTGTGGACAAGACGGCCGCGCAGGTCAAGGCGTTCAAGGAACGCAAGGAGCAGTCACCATGAGGGCAGGCGAAGAGGTCATCCGGCAGCGGCTGGCGAAGCAACTCCGCTCCGACGAGGGCTGCGTGCTGTACGCCTACAAAGACACGCTCGGCTACCTCACGCTCGGGGTGGGCCGGCTGATCGACAACCGTAAGGGCGGGTGCATCAGCGAGGACGAGGCGATGTACATGCTGGGCAACGACATCGAGCGCGTCATCGGCGAGGTGAACAAGGCCCTGCCGTGGGTCAAGGGCCTGAACGATGCCCGGCAAGGCGCGCTGTACAACATGGCGTTCCAGCTTGGCACCGGTGGCCTGCTCGGGTTCACGCAGACGCTGGCGGCCATCCGCGATGAGCACTTCGACCACGCAGCGGACATGATGCTGCAGAGCAAGTGGGCCGAGCAGACACCGGGCCGTGCCAAGAAGATGTCGAGGCAGGTCGCCACGGGGGAGTGGCAAGCATGAACCTCGGCAAGAAAGTCCCACCCCCACCGCCGCCACCCGAGCCCGAGTGGAAGCCATACCCCGGCGACCCGCGCATGGAAGTCAACGCGCAGGGCCAGCTACGCACCAAGATTCCGCCGCCGCCTGCGGTGTGGGTGACTGCGAGGAAAGCGTGAGCCCACTCGCCTGGATCAAGCTCGGCCTGTTCGCAGCCATCCTCGCTGCTGCTGCATGGGGCCTGCATGTCTACGGCTCAGAGCGCTATGCAGCCGGGCAGATCGAGGTGCAGACCCGCTGGACCGCCGCCGAACTCGTGCGCTCACAAGCTGCCGTGAAAGCCGAGCAGGAAGCACGCGAGGAAGAACAGCGCCGCATCACCGCTCAGAAGGAAATCGCCGATGAATCGCAACGCCTCATGGCCCGCAACCGCTCCGATGCTGCTGCTGCTGACGCTGCTGCTGCCGGGCTGCGCGGCGCCGTCACCGCCGCTCTCGCCGGGGGTGGTATCCGCCCCAGCCATTCCAGCACTGCCCTCGGAAGCCCGACAGCCGCCTCTGCCGGCGTGGTGCTCCCCCTCGTGCTCAAGCAGGCTGAGCAGCGATTACGCGACCTGGCAGCGACTGCTGACGCCAGCCGGGCAGCCGGGCTCGCCTGCGTCAACTCCTATGAGGCATTGAAGCCATGAACAACCAACAAGCCAATCTGCGACGGTTCGAGGAATTGGGCCGCCTCATCGACGAGGAGATCGCGAAACTGAGAAGCGGAGACCTCACCGACTTGGACCCCGAACAACTGGCGCTCGCGCGAAAGGCGCTTGAAGCGGTGGCCGCAAGGAAGGCGCGCGGCGCCTCGAAAGAGGAACAGGCGATCTTGAATCGCACGCTGTTTCGGTCGGTCAAGGTCTTGGCGTGATCGCCCGCCAGATGACCGAGGCGGAGTGCGCTGCGATTGCAGCCATGATCCATGCGCTACCGGTGGATGCTGTGAAGCCGTTCACCGTCCCGGACTACGCCGACTGCCAGCGCATCACGGCGGAGTTTCTCGCGCAGATGGTGCAGCCCGTCACTCCTTCGGCGGCTTCCGGTTGATGCTGTGAAAGTGCATGCGGCCCCGCTCATCCTCAGTCTCCGGCAAGTCCCGCATTTCCATCGACCCCGGCACAGGCTCCGCTGTCGGGTCGCGCGCTAGAGCCTGTTCGCGGGTCATCAGGTGGCGGGTCTTGATGCGCTTGCCGGGCGGGCTTTCGCTGTTGACGATCCAGCGCCAGAACTCGGTGGGCTTGCTCACTTGCTTTCCTCCTTCATGGGCGGCGCTACTCGTGGGTTACTCATAGAATGCCACAGCCCGCAACCCTGCTAGCTCTAGGTTTCCGGTCCGGGGCACCAGCGGCCCTCAACGGCCGAAAGAACACGCGTCCTTCACGGTCCGTTCCTTGCATCGATCGCGGCGAGCTTTCCTACCATGCTGCCGAGGTAAAATAGTACGATCGTTCGTTTTTCGAAACCCTGCCGTGTCGTCTGCCGGACAGCCTCGCGCGCGGCCCACGCACTAGAATTTCTGTTTACGTAAACGTCAATTCCTCTGGAGAGCGTCGAATGAAGGTACTTGTCGCAGTCAAGCGCGTGGTCGACTTCAACGTGAAGGTGCGCGTGAAGGGTGACGGCACGGGGGTGGACATCGCCAACGTGAAGATGAGCATGAAC